TTAAAATCCCTCGGCGTTCGCGCTGTGCGGGTTCAAGTCCCGCTCCGGGTACCATGGGAAAGATAAGAATAAAATCAAAGCAATAAGCAGTGTCGTGAAACCACCTTCGGGTGGTTTTTTTGTATTTGTATTTTGTGCAATGGCGGTGGAGTGGCGATGGTGTGGCGATATGCAGAAACAATAGTAGTGCACGTGCTGTTTAAACTCTAAGGATGAAGCCGAATTCTCCTGCAGCTCCTCCGTATTTCGCATAGTGAACTAGGACCTCGGTTAAACAAAAATTTTTCTGGGATTTTTCCACTCGACTTCATTTTTCCTCCTGCCATCCACCAAAAGGTACCTGCGCTAATCTGTCTTTTTTAATCTGACAACATCCTGAGAAAAGGCAAAATCGTCAGATTTACTGTTTTTCTGCTGCCTCGAATGCCGATGTCTGCAGCACTGATAAGAGCTCTATCTCTTTGATATAGATCTTTTTTTTGATGAATTGCACGGCATATTATCGTTATGACACCTTCTTGTTAAAGGTGTTGTACTCCACATCTCGATTTTATGATGTGGGTTATGATTGGTTAGTAATAGAGTGTATCGGTATGCGATGTGGTTTATTAATGGCAATCTGTTTTTGTTTGGTATCTTTTAGTGGGTATGCAGCAACAGGAAAGTCTGATGCTCAGATCAAGAAAGAAATAATTAAAGAATCCATTGAATCGTATCCAGGCAATTGTGCGTGTCCTTATAATCATGCAAGGAATGGTAGTAGATGTGGTAGACGCAGTGCATATAGCCGTACTGGAGGGTATGACGTGGTATGTTATGAGAGTGATGTTACGGATGAAATGATCCGGCAATGGAAGCAGGAGAATGCTGAGTAATCACTTTTAACTGGTTTGTTTTGCGAGCATTATGTGTGTTGTTAACGGTACCCTAGCTAAGTGAGAGCTCCAAAAGAAAACCCGCAGTTTTTACGCTGCGGGTTTTCTTGTTTGTGTCCATGGGATAGGGTGCCACTTCGGCCAGCCTTAGCAACCGATTGACGGGGGATTGCTCCCCCGTCGCGGTTTCCTTACTGCTTACACTGTAAGAACGCCGCAAACTCCGCTCCCCAGAAGCTCATCCGTATTTCACACAGCGAACCGTGCAGCATCCAGATGATGAGGATTACCGTCACGCAGAACGTGATGGCCATAAGCGATTTTTGCGACATAGCGCTTGCTCCTTTTTTGGGGAGGCGCTAACCTATCACTTGCTAAGGTTAGATGGTCAGGGCCTCGGTTAAACAGAAATGTTTTCCGGGGCCTTTCCACATCTGGCCTTCGGGTATTCCCTCCAGCCATCAGCCGAAAGGCACCCGCGCGTAATCTATCGCTTTTTTGTTACTCCGGCAATTCAGCCTGTTAATTCTGAGGTAAGGGCAAACTCATTTGGTTGTTTCCCCTGTGCGAAGCTGGCAGCTCATTCCACGGGATGCCCTCTGAAGAGTGAACGCCTGGGGCGTGTTTCGATGTGAATTTATGGAAAGCCTCCAGTGTTGAGAAGCATACGCCGCATTCCAGGTTGTTACACTGGTAATATTTTTTCCGCACGGTATCTGAATCATTTTCCGAACGACTGGTGCGGATACGGGCAGATGCGCCACAAAGCGGACAACGAAACATAGCGACCTCCCTTAACGTAGTACTGTCGCTAGTTTAGGCTGAACTTACTCAGACTCCAACTGATAGTTCGCTTTGTTTACTGATGCCGTAGAAAGGTCTCTTAGCAAGAATAACCCCAGTTTAACACTGGGGTTGCTTGCAACAGAGCGTCAATTTTTAAGAGCGCCGATACAGAAAAATTGCATGACATTTTTCTTTATTGATTTAAATAGGCTAAATATTGTGATAGGTCTAAAGCTAGTCAACTCGCTGAATTCTTTTCTCATTTGGGAAAGTAACTGCCGACGTACTGATTCAATTTCTGCTGTTTGAGCTCTCAAATATCTTGAGAAATCAAGTAGTTCATCAGCTGTTTTGTTTTGGCTATTTATAAACGTAACAGGTTGCCCTGGCTTAGATATGAGAAAGAATTGATCAATTTTATCAAGTAATGGTGGAATTATTTGTTTCCATTCAGCCCATTCTTTTTCACGATGAAACTCCAGGCTGTGCTGACATGCTCTGAGTTGCTGTATATCAATCGCCCAGACCTCACTCTCATCGAGGCAATCTTTCCATTTGCTAATTACATTAATGTCAAATTTTTTGTTCGGTCGATAATCTTCTTTGGCGCGCGCTTCCAGTATAGAGGCAAGGCTACCTGTATATTGCATCAAATTGGTAGATGCTCGGTTTACTAGCTCAGATATTCGATCTAGTTGAGTTGTTCTAATCTCAAGTGCTTTCTTTTTACGTTCATTTCGTAAAGCAAAATATGCAGCAAGGCAGACTGCAGCAACTGTGGCTGCTGGTTGCATATTCATAACATGGATCCTCTGACATGGCATTTATGGGCGCTATTTCAGCAGTAATCATTTGTGTGTAAATTTGTTTGCTACAAATTAACATATTCTAATGTAAGGTACTTCTGATTTTGACACTTGGTAGGCTGTCAGATTGGTTATGATTCTTGCTGTAGGCGCGTTAACAAATGTCAGGGCTAATGCATCTAAGTTGTTTACTCTGTTTCTGCTATCCATTCCGGGATTTTTGCTTCAAGCTCAAGCTGAGTGGTAAAGCCGCTGTTGTCAATGGTGTGCTCGGCTTTTGCAATAATCCAGTCCTGATTGTCAATGTCACTTTTGAAGCCTGTCACCGTGCCATGCATTTCGGGATAGAGTTCTGCACGTCCACACGCCAGCGTGATGGAGAACGCTGCGGCTCCGCGTTGTAGCTGCTGCCACTTTGCCGCCGCTGCACGTCTTGCTGCCTGCTCGTTCTGATAAGTCTTGCGTAACACAAACACGTTGCCTTCCGCGCCTTCCATATAGTCGCCTTCCCGGCTGCTGCTTTTCTCCTTTTTCGGTTTGCGGCGTTTCACGCTGACTTTTTTCTTTTTCCCGTAATTAAGATCAAGCCAGTAGGCGCGTACACCCGTATACGCCTCGCGGTCAGCAATGCGAAACTGATGGCGATCGCCGCTGCTGCGTGTGATGGCAAACGATGGCAATGGTTTTCCCTGTGCGTTCACGCCACCGCCTGGCATGATGAATAACAGATTACCGCTTTTTACCGTGGTGATTGCGCCCAGCATTTCCGCCATGCGCGTAAGGAAGGACATGTCGCTTTCTTCGTCTGGTCGGCGTGGTCGATTTCGATATCCATCAGCATTTCGCTGATTTGCGGTTTCAGCCTACCGTGAGCGATGCGATACCACCGCTCAAGGTCACATCATGCCAGGACACTCACGTTTAACGTTAAATTCATCCCGAAAATCTGCGCTTCTGGCTGAAACAGTCAGCCTGTCCGGCGGTCCTTCGTGAGCGATTTCATCAACAATGTAAGTGCCTTTTTCTGTCAGCGGTTCTCCTTTCCAGCCAATGAGAACCGTCAGGCGCGCGCCCCGTGGCGGTAGCTGCAACTGACCATCCGCATCATCCAGCGTGATGGTGAGCTGGTCCGCTTCAAATCCCCGGTTGTCGGTCAGTGACAGGCTCATCAGGCGCTCTGCCACGCCGGACAGCGTTTTCCCCTCCGCGAGAATATCAAAATCCGGCATTTTCACGGGGTCTGTGCTCTGACTGAGCAATTGCATGGTGGTGTCGGTCATCTTTCCCTCCCTGTGCGGCATGGTCGCATGTGCGTGCGGAGGGGGTTACTGCTTTTTGTTGTCGCCGTGGCGGGAGAACGGCGCAGGGGTGAGATTACGCGCGTGGTGGGTGATGATTGTTGCCGAATCATTTAACGGATACAAGGGGCTGAAGCTATGAGTGAAACTCGTTTTCATGGTGCCCGTGTTACGGAAAGTACCGACCTGGTAACAGCGATTAATGATGTTGATTCCAGTGTTATCGGTATCGTGGCAACGGCGGATGATGCGGATGCGGAGCTGTTCCCGCTGAACAAGCCCACACTGCTGACCCGCGTCAATGACGTGCTGGGAAAATGCGGAACAACGGGTACGCTTTATCGTGCGCTTAAGGCCATCGCAGACCAGGTGAGCACAAAGGTGATCGTCGTTCGCGTGGCTGAACACAAAGAAGAAGACGGAAAACGCAGGATCAACTGGTTATCGGTGGTTCTGAGGATGACGGCAGCTATACGGGGATGTATGCGCTGCTTGTTGCAGAGCAGGATGAAAGCATCGGATACCGTCCGCGTATTCTGGCCGCGCCGGAGCTGGACACGGAGGCGGTAACAAAATCCCTGTGCGTGATTGCGGGTAAACTGCGCGCGTTTGTGTATGCCTCATGTCACGGCTGTAACACGATGGCTGAGGCGATTACCTACCGCCAGAAATTCAACGAACGTGAGGTGATGCTCTTATGGCCGGACTTCATCGCCTACAACCCGAAAAGTGGCAAAAACGAAACGTTCCCCGCGCCTGCCTATGCGTGCGGCCTTCGTGCGTACATTGACCATGAGCAGGGCTGGCACAAATCGCTGTCCAACGTTCCGGTTAAAAATGTGCTGGGGATGTCCAGGCATGTGTTCTGGTCGTTGCAGGCCGAAGACAGTGATGCCAACAGCCTCAACAACAAAGAAATCACGACCATTATTCGTCGCAATGGGTTCCGCTTCTGGGGCAACCGCACACCGGAAACGAACGCCTACATCTTTGAGGTGTATACCCGAACCGCACAGGTGCTGGCTGATTCAATTGCGGAAGCGCAGTTTGAAACCATCGACAGTCCACTGACGCCTGCGAACGTGAAAGATGTTATCAGTGCCATCAGGGCAAAACTGGATTCACTGGTTACTGCCGGGAAACTGATTGGGGCGTCGTGCTGGTATGACGTGGTGGATAACGGCACCACGAATTTACGTCAGGGGCGCGTGCGTATTCGCTACAAATATACGCCTGTTCCCCCGCTGGAAGACATGGAGCTTTACCAGTCGTTTACTGATGAATTCTTTGGTCCCGCATTTGCGGTGCTGGGAGGTGCCTGATGGCTGTACCAAAACATCTTCGCTTTTTTACGCTGTTTGTGGATGGTGAAAACGAAGTGGGTAAGGTGACGTCCGTCACTCTGCCTAAGCTGACGCGCAAAACCGACAGCTACCGGGGTGGTGGCATGATGGGTGCGGTAAGTATTGATCTCGGTCTGGACGACTCCGCGCTTGATGCGAGCTTTGTCATGGGGGGCGCAGTTCGTGAGCTGTTCCTTAAGTATGGCGGCACGATTGACGGCACGCTGCTGCGTTTTGCGGGTGAATACTACACCGATGCAGAAAGCGACCTGTATGAAGTCGAAATGCGCGGACGTGTGACGGAAATTGATATGGGGGAAGCCAAACAGGGCGAAGCCACATCACACACTTACGCCATTAAAAACACCTACTACAAGCTGAGTGTTAACGATCGCCCGTTGTGGGAGATTGACCTGCTGAACTTCATTTACCGGAAGGACGGCAAGGACATTGTGCCCGATCGCATCCGTTCCGCGCTCGGGCTTGGCTGATAAGTAATATGCAGGCGGCGCAGTGCGTCGCCTCTGACTGAAAGGAGTTTCCTGATGAAAGAGACGAAAAACATCGATACCGAAAACACGGTAGTTACTGACACTGTGAAAGAAACCAGTGAGCGTGGCGTAAAACTTACCCAACCAATTGAGCGAGGCGGCGAAAAAATCACGTATGTGGAGATCACCGGGGCTATTGAGCAGGCTGGATCTCTGCGAGATTTGTCGCTGTCTGATGTGCTGAATCTGAAAGCGGAATCCATGTTTACGCTGCTGTCACGCGTGACATCACCGCGACTGGATGAAGTGACGATCAAAAAAATGGCATCCCGTGACTTTATTCAGTTATGTGTGGTTGCCGTAAATTTTTTGAGCGGTGCGGACTCTGGCGGGAAGAACGAACAGGCGACGGAAGCCTGATCACGGTTGTGTGCTTTGAGCACATAGAAGACTTTGTGGCGGATATTGCCGCCATTTTTAACTGGTCGCCCGCCGAAATCTTCATGATGACGCCCGGCGAAGTGGTTAGCTGGCGTGAGCGGGCGGCACTTCGCAGCGGGAATGCAGACAATGAAGACTCTTGATATCCGGGTCGCTTTCAGCGCCGTTGACAGGCTGACCCGGCCTGCCGAAAACGCCCGCCGCCTGATGGGGCAGTTTGGTGACTCCATCCAGCGAACGCAGGGGGCGATCAAAAATCTCGAGCGTCAGGCGCGATCATTTGAGCGCGCCCGTGACGCTGTCAGTAAAGCGGATGCGGGCATCGTGAAAGCACGACGCCAGCTTAACGCCCTTAATCAGTTACAACGCACGGGTACAGTGCTCAGCGAAAAACAACAAAAGCTGATGCAGCAGTTAAGCACCCGGCTTGAACGCCTGAATGAATCGCGCACACGGGAAATTCAGAAAATGCGGGAGCTTGGCGGAGAGCTGAAACGCCACGGCATTTCCCTGACAGGCAGCGATAACACCATCCAGCAGGCCATCAGACGCACCGAACAGTACAACAACCAGCTTGAACGCGAACGGCAGGCGCTTGCGCGTGTAACGCGGGCGCGTGAGCGGTATTCGCGCGCGCAGGAAACCGCGGGAAAACTGAAAACAGGTGGTGCGCTGGCAATTGGTGCGGCAGCGGCTGGCGGCTATGCTGCCGGGCGTTTTTTGCAGCCTGCGATCGGGTTCGGCAAAGAGATGTCCCGCGTTCAGGCACTGACGAGAATCGACAAAAACAGCCCGCAGTTTAAAGCGCTGCGTGAGCAGGCGTTAAAACTTGGCTCTGAAACACAGTTTACTGCGAGTGATGCCGCCAGTGGGCAGAGCTTTCTGGCAATGGCTGGTTTTACTCCGCAGGCCATTCAGGCCGCATTGCCCGGTGTTCTTAATATGGCGCTGGCAGGTGGCGTCGAACTCGGCGAGACGGCTGATATAGGCTCCAATATCCTCACACAGTTCAATCTGACAGCCGATCAAATGGACCGGGTTGGCGATACGCTGACAGCGGCATTCACCCGGACCAATACTGATTTACGCGCGCTGGGCGAAACCATGAAGTATACCGGTCCGGTTGCCGCAAAACTTGGTATCAGTCTTGAAGAAGCGACGGCCATGGCCGGGATGCTTGCCAATAATGGTCTTCGCGGAAGCGATGCTGGTACGGCCATGCGCGCAAGTCTGTCCCGCCTTGCATCACCGCCAAAAGCTGCGGCTGATGCGCTGAAAGAGCTGGGGGTGTCAGTTGCTGACGCCAGAGGCAAAATGCGCCCGATGGAGGATGTGCTGCTTGATCTCTATAAGGCGACACAAAAATACGGACAGGTGGACCAGGTCTCCTTCTTCAAGGACATCGCCGGAGAAGAGGCGTTCGTTGGTTTGCAGACGCTTGTTGCGGCGGCTGGTTCAGGAGAGCTGCAAAAACTGACCAGAGAATTGCAGGGGGCAAAGGGAGAGGCCGATCGCGTTGCAAAAGTAATGGCCGATAATCTTGATGGGGACCTGAAAAATCTCGACAGCGCATGGGAAGGTCTTCGTATTCGCATCAGTGATCTGGTTGACGGTCCGCTGCGTTCTGTCACGCAGTGGCTCACGCGGGTGCTTGAAAAAATCACCTCGCTGGCGCAGGCCCATCCGGTACTGACACGCCAGCTACTGATAGCAGGCGGTGCGTTGCTGGCAATGACTGCAACGATTGGCTCGTTGTCGCTGGTTATTGGGGTGCTTTACGGAAAGCTGGCCACCCTGCGTCTTGGTTTTGACATTCTTACCCGGTCAATGAATGTCGTCAGGGTGTTGCCTGCGCTGTGGGGAATGCTGACGGGTTCCGTTTCTTTGCTGGGAGGCGCTATCGGAGCGCTGTTCAGTCCGGTTGGTCTTATCGTGGCTGCGCTTGCCGGAGCTGCCGTTCTTATCTGGAAATACTGGGATCCCATCAGGGCATTTTTTGCCGGGGTGTTCAGCGGGATTATGGAAAGGCTGACCCCGTTGCGCGAAACCTTTGAACGGTTTGGTCCTGTTTTTGACGCAATCGGAAGCGGGATCAGCCAGGTGTTTAACTGGTTTAAATCGCTGTTGTCACCGATGGAGTCCAGCAAGGAAACGCTGGATAAATGTACCAGTGCTGGCGAGATATTCGGTAACGTTCTTGGTGGTGCGTTACAACTTGTTCTGACACCTGCAAAAATGCTACTGGATACGCTGGCGTGGATACTTGAAAAACTTGGCGTCCTTCCGGATGAAGCGGAAAGGGCGCGCAAGAAAATCGAAGATGCACAGCGTGCGGCCATTCTTCAGGACAAGGTTGCCTTACTTCAGGGGGACCTGGCGAAAATCAATCCGCCGAAGCCTGTGGAAAATGGCAATGGCACCGGAGGTGATAAACCCAAAGACAACAAACCGCTCACAGACAGCAATACCGGGACGCTACGCAGACTCAGCAAAATTGCTGATAACACAGGTAAGCTGGTTGATGAGACGAAAAAACGCATTGGCCCCGGCGATATTGTCTTTAAGAACCTGCCCCGCGCACTTGCTGTTCGTGGGGAGTGGCAGGAGCGGAAGATTGCGCAGGTCAGTAAGCCTGCCCCCGCAATTAATATCACCCCCGTGGTCCCGGCTCCGCTGCCTCCGGCGCTGGTCCCTGTTGTTGCGGCCAGCTCCCGCCCGGTGGCGGAGGCCATACGATCTCCAGTGGCATCAGTTCCTGTAACTTCCCGTAACCGGGAGCCTGTTGCCTCCGGATTTGGTGGTGAAATTCATGTTCATCTGCATAACGTTGTTACGCAGAATCCCCGCGAACTGGCGAAACTGGTCGGTGAAATGGTCAGGGCAGAAATGGAACGGCGCGCTCGTGCCGGGCGTGGCAGTTTTTACGATAAAGATTGAGGAGTCATGGCCATGATGATGATCTACGGCATGTTTGTTTTTGAGCTGCGCACGCTGCCGCATCAGCAGTTACAGCAAAACAAAAGCTGGCGGCATGTGAAAAATGAACGCGTTAACCGTTCAGCAAGCTGGCAGTATATCGGTGCAGGTGATGATCGCATCGTTCTTTCTGGTGTGCTTTATCCTGAAATTACTGGCGGCGAAGTGTCGCTGTCGCTGCTGACCACGCAGGCGTATACCGGACGCCCCTGGCCTCTGATTGATGGCGTCGGGCAGATTTACGGCATGTATGTCCTGACCGAAACGAGTACGACCCGCTCTGAGTTTGATCGCTACGGTAAGGCGAAAAAGATAGAATTTTCACTAACCCTTGAACGCTGTGATGAGGATTTGCGGGAACGCCTGCAATCCTCATCATTCAGCGATATGCTGTCCGGCTTCAAAGATAAGGTGACATCATCTCTTAACAGCGCGGCCAGTTCAGTTAAAGGGCTGTTCTGATTAACGCAAAACCGCTAATGGTCAGATTAGCGGTTCTTTCTGAAAGTGTTTCTCTGGAGCTGATAAAAACGTATTCCTCCTGAGAAGATTAAAATTTCTTATCAGGGAGCAGGAGAATAGCCTACGCCTCCGGCAGTTCAGGCCAGATGACATCCGGTGCGGTGCTGGTATCTGTTGCCGTCACCGCGTCGATATAATCCAGCACAACGTTAAGTCGGGTAGTTTCTTCTTGCGTCAGTTTGCGCCCGGCCTGCAGCTTTAACTGAATCACGCTGATATTGACCATTGCTGCGTCTATCAGCGACTGTTTTTTCTGTTCAGCGTCAGCTACCAGTTCATCATGAGAACGTTCCGGAGTGGGCGGCGCAGTAAATCCCCCGTCTGAATACGCCCAGCCGATTCCGGGCTGCTCACTGATATCAGAAATATTAATGAGCTGTAGATTATCCGGCACAGTGAATTCAGCCTCGCCATCCCAGGCAATTACATTCACAACCATCCCATTTTCAATAACTGCATATGACGCATTCATTATGCAAACTCCTCGATAATACAAATCCCTGCAGCGCCTTTCCCGCCCGTCATACTGGCTCCGCTATAACCAGCATCGTATGCACCACCACCGCCTGAACCATATGCCTTACCGCTAACACCACCGCCAGCGCCTGCGCGTCCACCGCCGCCCCAGTGCGATGTTCCGCCTTCACCGCTGACGCTGATATTCCCGGACTGACCGTCGCCTCCATTTCCACCAGTGATGTTGATACCGCCAGTACTTGGCACACCGCCGTTACCACCGTTCGTGTTTGTGACTCCTACTTTCCCGCCGCCTTCACCGCCAGGGGCTATTACCGTTCCGAACGAGCTATCACCGCCCTTGAGGCCGTTCGTCGCACCAACACCGCCGCCCCCACCTGCGCCGATAGTGACAGGATAACTATCCTTCGTCAGGATCAGCGTGACAATTGCTGTTCCCCCAGCCCCACCGCCAGCACCGAAAAACGTTTCGTTATTGGATGTAGCCTGGCAGCCGCCCCCACCGCCACCGCCGCCCGTTATTGTGACCCTGATTCGTTTTGTTCCTGGCGTCGGGGTGTACGTACCTGATGACGTGAAAATTCGAGTGTTTACAAGGCGTCCAACATATCCGTTTGAATCGCTCAGGCCAAGGTCAGCAGTGGTAGGTTTAATATGTGAACTGTAAATTACATAGACCGCTCCATCTGTCAGGCCTGTCGGTTTATTCGCTGTATAAGTTGGTGATGTATGAATCGTTACGCTGGCGTTACTGGTATAATCCCACTGGATATTTACACCCGTGGCGTAACCACCTATTTCAACATAAACATCATAGGTATCACCGGATGTATTCACCCATGCAAAATTAGTAAATCCAACCGATGTCCGTCGCCATAACGCACCAGTAAGACCTTTTGGATTCCCATTTCCCGCACGAAGAACAAGTTCAGATATACCAGCCTGCATAGGGGAGTTAACATTATATCCAGAACCACCAATCAGGCTTATGTAAACTACGGAACTTGCCTGTGGCATGGTTACAGTTGCCAGCTTGAACCATCCTGCACCACCAATAAAAGACATGGTTGTTGAATTTGTTGCACCAATATTGCGCAGGAATAATCTTTTATCAGGAATATCCGCACCGTTCTGATCTTTCTGAAGACGTTTCTCAGCATTGTCATAGGCAGACTTCACCGCTTTCGGTGTTGCGGCCAGCGTTTCAGAAGTGCTATTGGTGGCGCTACTGAGCTGGACAAGACCTTTTCGCGCTGTGGTCGCGTCCTGTGCGGTATATTTCCCGTTAGCAAGGTCATATGCTGTCTTTACCGCCTTTGGCGTTGCCGCAAGCGTTTCAGAATCGCTGTTGGTTGCGCTGCTTAACTGAGTAAAACCTTTTGCGGTCAGCGATGCATCCGGGTGTCGTCGTGACTGTTCGTGTTCTGAGATTTTGTCATCCACATATTTACGGGTCGCCAGTACCACCGACGGGTCGATTTTCAGCGTGATGGCTTCGGTATTCGAGACAGCCAGAATCATGCGGATAGTCTGGGTACGACCACTGCCTTCCTGCAACTGCGGTTTGTACGTTTCCGGGCAATTCGCCACCGCAATGAGTACGCCTTCATCATCATAAAGCCCAATCTCACGGATCCAGAATCCTCCCTCGTTTTCAGGGATAATTTGTTCCGCAATAATCTGGCTCTGATTGTTAGGGTCAACACTCAGAAGATTCAGCGGTGCAATGCGTTTCTGGTTAATCAGTTTTGTTTGTGCAGGGTCTGGTGTTGGTAACACACCATTTGCATCACCAACGGCCATTTGCGTCAGATTCAGCTTACTGCCGAGCATCGTCGCGTTAGCCAGTCGTGCCGCGCCCTGATTAGTCAGAATGGCGTAGTATTTCACTGTCATGCGTTTACTCTCAGATTATCAATTAAATGAATGACCGGGGCAGGGAAATAATCCCCTTCGACAATAATGGACTCCGGGGTGTAGGGATAAACCGTCAGGGCATCGCCGTGATAGCATCCCGTACCAACGAAAATATTTCCGTTCACACTCAGGCTGATCGCCAGCCCTGTCAGATGGCGACTTACTGGTTTTGCATCCGCAATAAGGCGCTCAAGTTCCTGATACATTTCATCTGTGATGCCCTGATCAAGTACTCCGACAACAATGCGAAATGTTCCCGGCTCCTCGTTGAGTTGCCACCACTCCTTTACTTCAATCAGGTAGCCGAGAGGCTCCACGGCTCTTCGCAGTGCGCTGATGGTCCCTTTGTGTCGGTGTATCAGCCATGCATCACGAATAACCTGTCGCTTTGTCTCTTCCGGCCAGTTGCGATCCCAGCGGTCAACGGAAAATGCCCAGGCGAGATAAGGCAGCAGATGCACCGGGCAGGTGTCCGGCGACCACAGCGTGTTGAGGTCTACCGGAATGTCTGTAATGCGCGTTCCGACGGCTTCGGCACAACGCATGAAATTGCTGGCTGATGGTGGTAACAGCGAATTACTCATTGCGCCCACCTTCGCTGATGGTGAACGACTCACAGCGCGCCGCCTGTATGTCGCTGATGGCCATATTCTGTGTGGGTTCGATTATCTCCACGCGTTGCACACCGTGCACATGCAGTGCGGCAGCAATGGCGGACAACGCCACGTCCTGACCGATAAGCCC